CACCAACCGTTTCTTCTGCGGTAGATGCTGACACCCATCCTTTCTTATCGTTATCCCATTTTGGAGTTTCACCGTTGGCCACCATTTCAAGATAGTCTTCAGTTTTCTTTGCGTAAACATCTGACCATACCAAACTATCTTCCAACCATTTTGCGGCAGTTTCTTTGTCTGCATGCAATGGTGAAGGATCTTCCTGAATGACTGAACTGATTGAGGTATAATCTTTACCGTTATTGGACTTCGCCAATGATAGGGTAAGGATAAGGTCTCTACCCGTTTCTGGGTCGGTGATGTCTCCTTTACTGCGGAATATTGGGAAGATTTTGTCGAGAATACCTTCCTGCTTAGAGTTATGTTTGAATCTCCAAAATTTTGGTCCGTCAGCTTCGTTCTCTCTATCTATAACTTTGACGATATAGAATTTACGAGCCCGGTATGACCTTGCCAAAATATTATCTTCTTCTCTCCCCGTAGCTTCAAGGCTATCTTTAACATCATTTAATGGAGAGCGTTTACCTTCTTGTTTTGGATCCCATAATTTGGTCCAACGACCATCCACCTGAATTTCGTGGAAATAGACTTCAACAAATGGGCTTCCCCCATCTTTTGCTGGTAGAATACGAACTCGTTTTTCACCTGATGTTACCCCATTTGGTAAGATTGTGGTGAAATACTTTTTCATTCTTTCTTCTTGATTCTGAAATTTGCTGCCACTTGTGGCTTTGTTCTTTTCGTACTGTGCTTGTACGGCTTCGAATGTTCCCATAGTTTAAAAATTTAATGTTTGTTTATAAAACGTATTATTATGTGTTCAAAATATAAATAAAAAAAGCGTGATTACAAAATCACACTTCAATTATTTTTAAAATATATGTAAAAAAATCTCTTTTTCATTTTTAGTTTGGGCCCCGCCCTATTGTTATCGTTGCCGTATACGGCTAATTGTACTAAATATTAATAATTGTCATCTACAGCGGGATTGAATGATTTCATCATATCATATTTCCCATAATTCTCTACATCACCCTTTGTTAAAATATATTCATTCTTACCAGACTTCTTCATTTCTTCTTTTTTGTCATGAAAAAATTCGTCAGGTTTTTGATTGAATGGATATGAATCCAGGGATCTCATTTCAAGTTTTTCAACAGGTGTTGGTGGTTTGGAATCTTGGATTTGTGCTCCTAACTGATCAATTTTAGCTAAAACACTATCCATTTCACCTAATTTACCTTCTAGTTCTCCTAATTTTGAGAAAATATCATCCATTTTTTGAATTTCCGCTGGATTTTCGTCCTGAGTATTGTCCATTTGTTTCTTAACATCTTTAACCATGTTAACTAAATCAGTAATGTCAATCTCTTCAGTTGTGTCATCTTCGGTTGTGTCGGGAGTAACCTCACCATCGCCAGGTAAACCTGCTCCTGTATCGTCAATAGGTGGTAATGCGTTTGGATCTTCTGCTGGTAATGCGTTTGGATCTTCTGCCGCCATTGCGTTGGGATCTTCAGTAGGAGGTAATGCGTTGGGATCTTCTACTGGAGGTGTAGCTTGTTCAGTAATGAAGGTTTTGGTGTACTTGTTTATCTCTCGAAACCTATCAAGTCCCATGTCGGTTTTCGTGTTTTTCATAATTAGTCCTGTAATAATTGTCTACCGTCTTCGATAATGTATTTTTTATTAATGCGCTCTACTAGACCATCTTTTGATCTTATAACATAACATTCACCAGTCTCGCGGTCACATACAGTTTGTTCTTGTCCATCTTCCGAAACTTCCTTTACAAAGGTATTGTCTAGAAAGGCGTCTAATACTTTACTTGTGTCTTCCATTGAGTTTATTTTATTATAAATATCAAGAAAATTGTTAATTTCACTATGACATCCTAAAATACACAACTTGACCATCTATTAGTGATAATCTTTGCATTAAATGAGGTGACAGCCCAATTCCAAACCCTTCTTTATTTGGTCCCACATTGATCGGTCCCTTATATATATTATTATCAAAATCCATTTCATTCTCAATAACAGTTATTTTTCCTGCATATTGTTGAATCGATTGAAGACGTGGGTTTAAAAATTCTGTTCTATTAAATCCATGAATAATATTATCTGCCGTTACATATTTCATTGGTGGAGAACCATTCATTGTAAAATTACTAGAATAAAAGTCGTAATTTAGATTTTTAATATCACCCCATGTGATTTTTCTAACCAATGATGGAACTCCTGGAATATCACCCTCATCACCATATGTTAGATTTGAGACGATGTTCATTACCGTTCCGTCATCAATTTGATAATTTGTGCCACCCATCATAATTGCTACGGCTCGTAACCATTCGTTGTTATTGTCGACAAACTCTGACGGGGGTGAATTTTTATAGTTAATCATTTGAATATAAGATCCCACATAATTTCCTTTCATTGAAATTGTATATGCCCCATTATATGGTATTCCATAATCGGTAATACCTGCACTTTTAAGAATTTTCTCGTCGTTGAACTTAATATACCCTGGGTCAGTCGTGTAAATACCACCTTGACCATCAACTAATGTGACGGCTGTGCCCGCAAGTTGTGATCTGTTTTCTTCATCAACAATTGCCCGGGCTTTATTTACTAACCTATCAAACAATGGTCGATAACTCGCCAAGAACGAATCTGAAGGATCTGGTAACGATTCCGCAGGGATTCTTGTGCCAGTAAATATAGTTTCAATTCCTGTTGTTCTAATATGATGTTCTACGTCGGTAATCAGATATGAACCCCTAAATAATGGAATGTTTTTAACATAGAAGTACATAGTTGGTTGAATCATCATATTACCCATGGCGGTCACCTTACATTGATATGATGAAGAACGATAAATGTTGAATAATCCGATATCGATCTGCGATGTACTCGAACCTGTCTCATTTCTACCAAGTCTTTCAAGTACTTGGAAAGATTCTGAGGTATTTCTTAAAGTAGCCTGATCTAATTCTACACCCTTAAAGATGGATTGGTTCTGATCTCCAAAGCTAACTTCGAAAGCAACCACTTTATTTGATTTACTGAAATCCGTTTTGGTGAAAACATCTGGTGCCACAATGATTGGATTGTTATTCACATTACCGATATCAAATCCATCATTTTTATATTTCTGTTTTTTATCAATATCAGCCAACTCAAGATGTTTCGACGTTGGTCCTGTATATTGTAAAATAATTTTTGGAGATGAATCTTGGGTGTCCACATCTAAAAATGCACCAAACATTGATTGTGCAATGTTCTTAGATGGCATTGTTTTCAATGAATTTGTAAAATTATTTCCATAAAAATTAACATATGCTGGAAGGGCTCTAATATCGAAACCAGTATCTTGAACTAATAAACTGATCGCACTAAACAGATTAATTTTTCTATTCCCATCTTCCTTTAGTCGAGTTAGTTTTTGCATGTCAATATAAACAGAATTTCCAATGTCCTTATTCGCCTTATCTAAGAATAAGACTTCTTCCATAAGAGTTCTCTGGCCTATTGAATTCCCTGCTGTCCATTTATCATTAAATGATTTGAAATAATTATATAGTTCTAATTTAATTGGGTCATCATTATATCCCCGTTTTTTACTTGCCCTCTCTACTACCGATGTTGGTTCAAAATCTTTAGATTGAATTCTAGTAACTAATTGTGATAAATAAAGGTCTAATCGTTTATCCTGACCGCTTACATTTGTTATTGGGTCTGAAGTTACAGTTGCACCGTAATTCGGTGAAATAAGGGTGTTCTTCAAATATTCCACAAACTCACTTTTCACTGGATTCTGACCTTTGACCCTCAATCCTGCGTACATGTAGACTAACTGTCTGAACTGTTTAACGTTTGTTTCATTTTCCTCAATATCCATCATTTGGAAGAAATCGTTATAATATCCATCGATATCTTCACCAAGATAAAGTTCTATTATTTCTGGTTCTTGAGTAAAATATGGATCGGTTGAGAAATTTTGAACATTTACACCTGTGAATCCACCTAAAACATAATTGTCTACTTCTCTTGGATTACTTAATACGACTTTTACCACATTTTCAGTTGATAATAATTGATTTGACAAATATTGAAGCTGATCTGATTGTCTGTCTTTAATTGCTTTCATCAACTCGGATCGACTTTTGGTTGAATCGGAAGATTCTTTCGTCACGGAACAAATTTTCTGTAACAAATCTTGGAACTTAGAATACGTCATATTATATGGCGAATACGTCACCTCTTCATTAAGTTTCTCACTTGAGAAGTCTAAAAATGCCTGTTCAAATACATCTAAAATATCTGGTTTGAAGGTGGCTATTAAATCGATTACTTTTCTATAATTTCCTGATAGTGAATAATCGCCACTTGCCACGTCTTTAGTATATCCAGTATATCCAGGGAACGTATACCCACTATAATTAATAATATCTGTGTCTGATGTACCTATACCCCAAATAATCCTAAAATTCTCCTGAATTGACCCATCGAAATCGGTCTCTCCATATGTAACGTTAGATCCATTCGTTGGTAATAGGGTATATCCACTATATCCAAATTTTGTGTTATCAACAAAACTTGAGTATATGTTATAACCATCAGTTAATCCCGAATACAAATAAGTTATCCCACTTGTGATCGATCCATCATATGTGTCTCCACTTAATGGATTAAAATACGTGTACCCATTGGCTATCTGATAAAAAATGGATTCATAATATGGGTGAAATCCAATTTCTTGATCTGTGAGACCATGATACTCATTACCAGTCCCACCATCAAAAAATAATGGGCCATTAATTCGTTCATATTTTAAGTCAGTAAGGTCAAGAATATCTTCAGTATAGTTTGATTCAATATGTTTCTTGTACCTATGATAAATTGACCCCCATTTTAACATCATATGATATGGAATGTAATGACTCGCTCCAATTTCTCTGAAAAGTGTTGACATTAATGTTGGCGGATAAACGGTACCATCTTCATCTGTATATACTATTGTATCATCCAAGTCCTTAAATGGTAATGAATTCAATAAAAGATACGCAGATCCAACATATTTCTCACGAGACGGGGTTGTATTAAACTCATCAAAAAGTTGTTTATGGAAATATGGAGTATTTAACATTTGTTTTTCTGTCCCAGCTAGATCAACGGTATCTAGATCAACGGTATGCTCAAATAAATTATCTGTAAATCCATCTTTAACCCACATTGATGTGTCGACAGGAGATATAATAAAATCATTCGGGGTGTTTAGTGTTAATAATCCATTAACCTTTAAATCTTGCTTATTAAGTTGATGACCAATATATACACTATATGTCGATGAATTAAATGGATATATGTCGGTTCGATAATCTTCCGCTTTATAATTTAATAAGAAATTACTAAGCTGCTTGTAAATATTATCTTTGCTAGCGGTGTTTTCGGTGGTTTTGATATATTTTGTTACAGTATAATCTTGAGTAATTCCCTCTTGAATGTACCATATTGTTGGTAATTGATCAAGATAATATGGGAATCTATTATATGTGGACATTGCTTGCATAAATGAAAGTAACGCTTCGGGTGTTGTAATATTTTGCTTTAGCATATCCACAATATCCACGTCCTCTATAAGTTGAGCTTTTAAGTTCTCAAATTCAGCGTTCGCCAATTCAATCATTACCTGATTACTAAATGGGCTGAAAGATGTGGTGTACTTTGCTCTTTCGTATATTTCATACAATACAGAACTAAATGATTTATCTGCATATGGAATAATATTGGTTACGTTGGTTAATACACTTAAATCTGTTTTATCAGTACCACCTTGGGTATCGAAAACATATTCAATGGCCGAATCCTCGCCCTCTTTTCCAGTTAATGGGTCAGTCTTTTTCGTTGAGATCTCATAAAAATTTTCAACGAATTCAACCTCTGGCCATAAAATCGAGTCATTACTTTGTAATTTTCCAATCATTTCACGAGAACCTGGATACATTAATACCAGTTCTCTACCACCCGCCGATTGTACTTTTATTTCTGGCCATGGATATATGCAATTGTTTTTTTGGTCGCTATCCGTTAAGACGGACGATAAAATTTTCTTTCTAGTATCTGCATTTTCAAAAGCTTGATTATGAACACTCTTCATTAAACGAATATATGTGTCCGCATTCGCCAAAAGAACCCCTATAATATTCCGAATAGTCGGCTCAAACCCAATTCCGAGATCTTTTTGTTTTACGATTTCATTCATATGGGTTTCGATATCACTTTCTAATTTGTTTCGTTGTTCAATGAAATTTCTAAGAACAGCGTATACAGCATCCAGAATTCCATCAATATCAACCCCAACAGTTGCTTCTTGAACATAATAATCTTTTATATTTTTAAGCATTGTAAATGAAATAGGGGTGATTGTTAAGTTATCATTTTTGATTAACTTTTCATTCCTTTCTTTTCCAAATGTGGAATTATTCTCTAATTGTTTTATCGAATTTTGAATTAAATATTCAAGAGTTCCCTCGGTCGTTGGCCCCACCACGTATTTTAATGAAGTTCTATCTTCGGATAATTTAAACCAACGAATTTCTTCATCTGTGCCACTTCTCTTTGTTCCATTTACAAAATATTCTGGAGAGAGTCTTTTGGACTTCCATGCAAGAACTCCACCCTCAAATGTTGACATGAGATTTTCAAAATCCTTTACCCCTGATAAAATTTTTGGATCTACAACCGATTCGAAAATCTCGTTCTCCAAAGTCCTATTTATCGTACTCGCCATTATAATCAATTCTCTTAGAGTTTTCACTGGGAAATCCGATGGAAGTAACCCCTTATTCACGTATTCCTGATATACTGATCGTAATACTTGGTATCCCTTGGTTGATTTACTTACAACAATTTCCGTTTCTCCCGTTTTTTCATTCGTTCTAGACGATGTTGCCGCTTCTGATGCGTAAAAATATGGGGCATTTAATATTGATTCCAATGAGATGTCCGCCATGTATGCGTATGTAGATCCAACAAAAGTTGTGTCTACTTCCATATTACCGTTGCTAGGGTTAAACCTTGTATTAAATTTAACCAAATGAAGTCTATACTTAATAGCCTTTCCAAAGAACCCCTTAACTGTCAAATAAAATATTGGCCAAGGTAAGTGAAAGAATGCGGCATATGGTGAGTTTTCGGGTGATTCAAATAATGTTTTTCCACGAACATCAATGAATTTAATCATAACACTTGGAATAAAGTTTGCACCTGCTACGCTAATTGAGATACTATCTATTCCAAAACTTTGTGCTGTATTGTCGTTTTGTCCGTTGCTGCCCGGATTATTCTGATTTGGAGCGTTAAAGACACCTGTATTCTCAAAATTATATGTTCCTTCTGGAATGTT